TTTATCTGATGGATTAATCAAAGATGCCAAACCAGACTTAAGTGCGTTAGCACCTTCGGATGCATTGATGCCACCTTCACGCATAGCGGTTAAGAAGAATGCTAGATCTTCTATGCTACCGCCAAGTTGTTTTACAACAGGGCCAGCTTTTGGAACAGCAATAGTCAAATCTTCAATAGCTGTTATGGTCTGGTTTTCAACTGCGTTAAGAAAATTTATCTTACCAGTTAAATCTTCTGCAGCAATTCCAAAAGCATCCGTTAAAGATATTGTTGTCTTAAGTGCCTCTTCTTGTTCAACACCACCAAGAACTGCAAGTCTTGTTGCTTCTGCAACCTGAGCAGTAAGATCAGCCCCAGTCCTTCCCATCGCTGCAGCAGATGCAGCCATTTCCATAGTTTTAGCAACAGCAACTCCATACTTAGTAAATCCCTTAGCTAAGGCCTGTACCTCTTCAAGTGCTTTATTTGTTTGATCTGAAGTTGTAAACATGTCTCCATAAACACGCTTAAATCTAAGAGCTTGTTTTTCAAGATCCATAAATGTTTTACCAGCAAGAGCACCAAAGTATGCAAGAGGCACTGTAAAACCAACCATCAACTGACGACCAGACCACTGCATATTCTTACCAAAGTTCAATATGTTGGTAGAGCCTTGTCTAAGTAGTTGATTTAATATTGCTTGTTTTTGTGCTGCTACTGCTACCCTGGTTCCATAATCTTTCATATTTAAAGATGTAGGAGTTATGGACATTGCCTTCATTGCTCCAGATGCATCACGACCCAACTTAACATACTGGGTCTGCATCTTCTTGACACGCTCTTCGGCTACCCTGCCAATCGTGTTAAATTCTGATTTAAATAGTCTTCCAAATGTTCTTGTAGATCCGCCAGCAAAACGGAAATACTCACGCATAGTGAGTTTATTTTTCTCTAGTGCGTGAGTAAAGGATTCCGTACTTGTGCGAACTGAGCCCATCTGAGCATAAAACTTACCGCCAGCATTTATGCTGTTCATTAAGTTTGTAGCAAGGCCCTTTTGGGCTACTGCCGCAGCAGCGCTACCTCTATTGATACTTGTGTAGAGTGATGCTAGTTGACGCTGTAGCGCCTTTATTTGTGCTAAAGATGAAGAAGTGTCTACATGTATGCCAATATTAGCATTTACATCAGCCACTTATAACACCTCTTACTTTTTAGTTATTTGCAAGCACTGTGTTTAGCAGAGCGTTTGCATCTTGAAGTTTAACTCCTGAAGCAGCCTCAATGATTTTGTAAACTGTTGGAAGGTCTAAAACTTCCTCTAGTTTCTGAACATCAGCCAGTTCTGGCTTATATTGCTGCATAGCAATTTTTACACATTCAATAAGGAGAGTCATAGACTTCTCGTTATCTTCTGCCACCTCTGCCACTTTTTCAAACTTGCTCATGAAGGGACGAAGCAAAGAGATTTTTAAAGGTCTCACTGCTATTGTAGTTCCATCCATAAGTACAAGTTCTTGACTCTCATACGTAGTTGTTGCCATTTTTCCTCCTATATAGGCTAATGTAATTATAGCATGAAAGGCCTATTTTTAAAAATACTTTATTAATTAACTATTGATGGATCACGCATATCTTCATAGTCTATGCCCATTCCAATGCCAAACCCTGCCTTCTGGGCTGCAGGACCTTGTAGTGCTAGGATATCATTACTATCTGAGGTTTTGCCTTTACTAAATACCCTCGCCTTCATGTCTTCCCATTCTTTTTGGCCTCTTGAACTTCCGCTTTGAGAATCTAAATCAACACCCTGAATTGCTGCTAAAAATTTCTTTTCTTCATAGTCTAGTTCTCTCTTGCTGGAGAGGGTAGCCATAAGTTCTGGCATTGATAAAGACTCTTCTAGTTCTTGATAATCTTTCCATATACCGAGCAAAAATGCCTCAGATTCTAGTTTGGCTAAGTCTAAAGAATCCCAAGTAGAACCACTTTCTGTTGCTTGATCCTTTACAGGTTCTTCTGATTTTTTATCTATCTTAATACCAGCCGCTACATTTAATACTTTATATACCGTTGGAAGATCTAGGTTATCTTCTAACATTCCTATTGTTTTTGATATTTCTGGATAGTACTGTTTCATGCATATTCTTGCACATTCTGATAACACAAGGATTGCTTCTTGATCATTTTTAGTTACACGGATTGCATTAAATACCGACATAAATTCTCTTAGATATTTTATTTTTAATGGAATCAGTTCTATTTCTGTTCCATCAACTAATTGTATTTTTTCTATTTTATATATCTCTGTAGCCATTTTATCTATTTTACCATAAACAACAAACCCACCCCCATTAGGGAGTGGGCTGTTATTAATCTTATTTTAAGATTATGATGCGGTATGAGTGCGATCTACGATCTTACCGTATGCACCAGATGAGTCTTCTGGAAGTAGACGGAATGAAACTTCAAACATTGAAGGTTCATCACGCTTCGCAGAAACCGTTACGTTTTCAATTGAAAGCGCACGATATCCGAGATAGACACGTTCTACGTTACCTGAGTCATCGCAATCGCCAGTACCTGGACCGACGGCTGCAATTGCTCGCTCAACTGGGCACTCTCCGAGTTCGCCTGCTGAAAGATTCAGACGACGACCTGAAGAAGTTGTTTTTGTACCAGTGAGTTCTGACTCATTAAATGCAAGGGCATAAAGTAGATTCTCAAGAGTTGCTTCAGCGAATGCTGTAGCAACATTTACCTGCATACCTTGTTTGTAAAGTTTTGCAACATCAAGAATTTGATCAACTGCAACCTCACCGAAGTCAGGTTGGAATTGCATTTCAAGACCGTTCATTGTGTAACCAACGTTGTTCCAATCAGGATCTGCAGACAGAGTGGATTTGTATGACTCTGTGCTTACAAATGCTGGAGATGCGGCTGAAGTAAAAGCCTGTGCGGCTGTTACTGTCGTATCACATAGAAAAAACGCGGCTGCTCCAACGATAATGTTGTTAGACGTACCACGGCTATATGCTGGCATATTGTTCACCTCTTTTTTCTTTGTTAAATAGGTGGGCGTGTTTCCTCAATACCAATTATAACAGCCTTTTAGGTATAGATATTAGTATAAGAAGTGCCCGAAATGGTTATAGTGTCGTTTGTATGGTAGTCATATTCCACTATAATCTTGTTTACAAATAGGGTTCTGGCAGAGGCCAATTCGGCCACGTCCCTGCTCTCGTCAGCCTGATAGACCCTTACATTATGAAAAAATATATTTGCTGAATTTGATGTAGTTGCCTGTGATGCTGTATAGGCATTTATATCTTGAGCAGCAGAGTCTTCTCTATCCAAGGCATCACTAATTACTCTTATTGTATTTATAAGTTTTTCAATATCTGAAGAATAAACAAAATATATTAACTGCTCTCTTTTACGACGGTAAAAAGATGAAGGCCTAAACCTCATCATGCGATCATATACTATTAGAATAGGAGAGTCTACCTGCTGTATTTGAATTGTGTCATTATATAAATCTTCTATATTTGTTGGATATTGTGCTGGCACCATAGGATTAAACCCAGCCTGGTTTGGCAAGGTAGGCCCAGAAGATATCAAACCAAAATCAGATAGTTGCTTATTTACATAGTTGTTTATGTATGTTGGAGCAAATCCTGTTGTTTTAATATTATTAGTCATTGTACTATTCTACCCCAATTCTTGCATTTGCTATCCAAGCAAATCCCGTGCTTTTTCCTTTTGCCCTACCGACCTTGGATCCAGCACGAATGTTCTTTTTAAATACCGTTGGTCTTTTAATGTAGTCGTACAGACCAGATGCACGAATGAAAGACTGCCTAAAATACTTCAGCATAAATTCATCAAAAACTTGCTCATATGCTCCTTGAACGTCATTTCCTCCAGGGTTTGTTACAGTAACTGGATTTTTAGTAAAGACAGTCTCGCCTCCAGAGTTGAAAACAAGAGCAGATGCCTTCTTTGGTCTAATCAAAACAGGAGTGCCATTTTCCATAATTTTTGCTTTGTTAAAAAATGGAGTTGTTGAATCTCCAGACATACTGGTTGATTGTTTAAAATTAGAGAATACAGAAAGTCCATTTTTGTTTACAATAAAGTCAATGTCATAAAGTCTTGATCTTGGACTGCCAGTTCGATACCATTCATAAACGTGATGCAAAGCTTTTGGATTTGACTTGGCATTAATGTCTATGTATTGACCAAGGGCTGCAACAACCTCTCTGCCAAGTTTTTGCAAGAATATTGGTTTGCCGTCTTGAACTCCATCAAGAAATCCATATGAGTAATCTATGATATTGTTCATTGTTTTTCTAAAACTTTTAACGTTTGTTACGACTCTCACTAGTCACCCACGGTCTGATTTTCGGCTCTGCGCCAAAGCATCTTGTAATATTCAACCTTGTTAAATGGACCAGAAAATGGCTCAACAGTTCCTACCTCAAATATTGTTGCCCTTCCAGCACGGACTCCAGCAGTTTCTCTATAGACAAGTTCATCATTAGAATGCCTTATGTTTGTTACTAAAATGTTAGTTATAGCATTTCCTTGCTGCTGAGAAGATATTCTTGGATCACTCTTTGTTCTTGCAACTAACTTGTTTTCATACTGTAAAAATGTTTCTGGCTTGATATTTTCTGATCCCGCTCCGCCAATTGGTGTAGCATTACAAGATATAGTCTTATCAAAAACCCAATCTTTTTTAGGCTGACCATAATCTCCCTGAGTTATTATAGGGTAATAAACGTCTGCCTTCATCGGAAACATAAAATCTGTATCTTCACAGATTGCCATCATAATACTCCAGGACGAGTTATAAGGTTTACATACTTGTTTAAAATTTTATCAACAAGAAGGTTTCCAGTTCCTTCCATCATTAAACTGTTGTATTGAACATTAAATTGATCAGTTTTATAATTTTTTACATATCTCTTATAGTAATCAAGTCTTCCACATTTAATGTCATCTATAAGCATGGTTGTTGCATCTTTAATATCATTAGGAACTACTTTATACCCTGACTCAATATAAAACATATAATCTTCGCCCTCTGGGAAACTAACTCCACCACTAAACGTCTGAATGTTTCCGCTATCTCCTGTATCAAAAAAAGAAATGGAGTCTGATGCAGCGATTGGCATTCTTGCAGGCTTACGCTCATATCTGTTCCAATTATCTACTCCCGCAACAGGATCTTTAATAATTCCAGTTTTATCTTTTGTAATGCTGTAATCATACGAATCTAATGCTGGACCGTCTGCGTCATCAACATCGTAAACCAACTCTGAGTTACGATATACTTTTAAAATTTTATAGCCTCTGGTCCAAATAGGCATGTAGTCAGTTCCCTGACCAACTATTTGCAGCCATTCTGTAGTAAAGTAAAATCCATCTGGAACATATGAATCAATTATATTTCTTGCTAAACTTTCATGTTCTGTATACTCTGCTATCTCTGTTGCAGTTGTTCCAAGAGAGTTTGGATCTACGTATGGTCTAACAATCTCAAGATTATCCTCAACCACAACATCTCCACGAGCAGTTCCGTTCTTTTCATATATTGTTACAGCATAATGCTCATCATATTTTGAGAAGGTGTCTGAAAGGGTACGAGTAACAACTGAAGATGCACTTGATGTTACAGCAACACTTAGCAATTCTTCGTTTCTATCGTTACTTTCAATGACTAAAAAATACGATGTGCTTGCTGTTGGCACAGTGTATTGAATATCAATCGGGTATGGCGGAATACGTAATATTTCCATTATTCTATGCCGTAGTGTCTTGCTATCTCGTTAGGGGTTGCTTCACGAACACCTTTACGAGTAAGCCACCAATCGGCTGCCTCCTTAGTAACTATATTATAACCAACTTTGAGAGATCCTAATTGCTTATCAGTAGTGTGCTTATTATGATCTGAATATAGGGCAACTTTTTCTACTGTTGTTTCTTTTGGTTTTTCTGGCTCTATACCCTGCAAAATATTTAACATCTCTACTTTTTTAACAGCATCTTTTAGGTCAATGTTATTTTTTTTAGCATAAGATTTAATTTCAAAAACACTTTTTGTTTTTAATTCTTCAATAGATAACATTTAATCCTCCACTGTCATTATACCAGAAATACTAAAAGAGAGCGGTTTCTAGGCCGCTCTCTTCTAATTTTGTTGGTCAGATTTTAGGAATCTGCGCTGTCTGCGTCGCCATAAGCAACTGCATCCAACTCTTCCCAAGCGAGACCAAAGCGTACGAATACTGTGTACTCGATTGTATCTTTCTTTGGCTTGTATTCACGGTTGACCGTGATATCACGCTGGAAACCCCATACACGATTCTCAGGGAATGTCAAATCGACATATCCATCTGGATAGTAAGGGACCTCCATGACGTCAACTCCGAGAACACGGGTAGTGCGAGCACCACCGAATGTCTGAGAGCCACCATCAAGATATGCTTGACTGTTTGCTTCTGTGCGAAGCAGACCGTCTTTAGTTGAGAATGCTTGTGCAATTGCATCAGCAAGGGTACCATTATTCTTAATGATTCCTTGGAATGCATCTGTACCAGCATAGAACTTAAGATTGCTCTTAAGTGAGCGATACTTGCGTGGTAGTGCAAGAATGATAGACTGCATTACCGAAGTAGTCCAGTTATCACTTGTTACAGTAATCGCTGCTTCGTGAGCATCGTTACCTACTGTACCACGAGTTTGCTTAATAAAGCCAGGCATGATTGAAAGGAATGATCCTGTTGCACCATCACCGTTAATCGCTAGATCTTCAATGTCATTTGCGAATGCATTGGTCATCAAGCGAACGAGACGATCTTCAAGAGCGGCTCCTTCAATATTGTCCTCTAGAGACTCAGTAGAAACTTCCCAATCAAGACGAATCTTTTTGGTTGTTAGTTCTACCTTTGTAAATGTTGCGCCTGCGTTTGTATATGCGTCATCTGCTTGTGCAGCAGCACGAATAACACGCTCTCCTACGTTGACTTTTTCAATCTCCATAGTGTTTGCTCGCATTGTAACTCTACGACCATCTTTGGCGAGAACTGTTGCATCCCACACGTAGTCGATAAAGCGTCTTGCTTGTTCAGGTGCTAGAATACCACCAGATGTACCTGTTGGATTTACTGCGTTTTGTCCAGTTGTAACACCGAATGTTCCGCCTGAAACTGCACCTAAAGATGCAGCAGGGGACACGTTGCCATTTGGATCTGTAGCAGTAGCACTGCCAATTCCACCTGACACGAATGCGCCCGCTTCAGCGGCTTTTACTAGTTTTTCTTGTTCCGACATATTGTTCACCTCCATTTGGTTTTTTAGTTGTTGAATAGGTCGGCATTTGTGAGGAAACGTCCGCCCCATAGGGATTTTTGAGTTCTCATTTCTGGGAACTCCTGTACGATCTCGCCTAGATCGCCAGACTTGCGGAAAGCAGTATCTTTTTCTACAAGATCTACTCGCTTTCCAAACTCATCAAAAGAACCCTTTACTTCTTTGACCTCACCTGCTACAGACTTTACTTCGCCTGTAACTGTTTCAAGGGACTTTGTTATTGCATCAACGTTAACCTGAAGTGACTTAACGGTTTCTGCTAGACTGCTCAAGGCATTAGTTAGAGAATCTTTAATATCTGTTACATCTTTGGCGATATCTGTAACAACATCTTCTTTCTTCTCTACAACTTCTTCTGTTGAAGGAGCAACTTCATCGGTCTTAGCAATTTCAGCATCAGCAGGTGCTTCTGGAGCAACTACTTCTGGTTCTACTACGACTTCTGCTGTAGCCTCTGGAGCAACCTCAACATTTTCAACGACTGGTGCTGCATCGGCTGGTGCCTCTGCAACAACTTGTGTTTCTTCTGTCATAGGATTATCCTCCTTTGTCATCTTAATTGTTCTAATGCCTTTTGCACTATCAACTAAGAACTTTATTTTTTCTGCATTATCAGAATCTGATTTCTCTACAAAACCAATGTTCTTCATTGGCTTTCCAGAGTTTGGGCTTATTTCTGTTTCAGAAGAAGATATTAAAACAATATCACTATCTTGATCCCAGAAAACATTTTCAATTTCTGTTTTTGCTAAGTACCCGCTAAGTTCTCCCTTTTCAATTGAGAGGACATTAGCAAATTCATTAGCAGGGTTGTCTACAAGAGATAACTCATGCAGTTGATACTCTTTAATTATACGCACAGGCTTATCAAGTTCTTTGTTAAACTCATCATCAGATTTAGTAATGTTTCCACCAATTGAAAAACCAGTCAGTGTTCCATCAAGAACCTTTTCCCAAGTGTCTTGTGCGCCTTTGGAGACGTATGCCGAAACATAAACTCCGCTGTAAAACTTTTTTGTTTCTGGATCAAAATAACGATCCTCTTTAAAAGAAACAACTTTGCCAACAGCACTTGGTTGATGCATTTCACGAAGATTGCCACGGAACTTCTTAAAAGCAGTTATACTTGCTTCAGTAGTTACGATATCGTTTTGCTTGTCAATATTATCTAATGTTGCAAAACCTGAAACGATACGACGTTCTTGATCAATTTTGCCAATAGGCATTGAAAAACGAACGCTATCGCCACTTGTAGTCCATTGTGCTTTGTTCATAATCATTGTTTCCCAATTATATCACTAGTTTATATCACTATGTGGATATTATGTGGATGAACGGCCCTCACCCTGTGGATTACGGCCAGCGATTGTGGATGGGGAGTCAGAGTTATTATTTGTTCTTTCTGTATCTCTTTGTCGATTCCCTGCCAAATCTGCTCTAGCGTCAGTAGCCTGTCTTGGACTCATAACAAATGGAACATCCCCATCTGAACGCTGTGGAAGATCTAACTTCTCACGAGCCTCGTTTGGAGTCATTACTTGAGTTTTTACATACCGCTCAAGAATTTGAGACTGTGCTATTTCGTCTGTAAGAGTTAACTCGTTGAATTTTAACTCTAAAATATCAGTCTTTTCTTTAACAATCTTATTTACCATCTTCTCTAGATATCTTTGTGCTGGTCTAGAGACCTGCTCTTTAAAAGTGCGGTCTTGAGAAATAGCAGCAGCAATACCAGAAGAATCAGACCCACCAAGTTTAGAAATTGGAACCTGATGAGCAATCAAAATGTCATCACGATTTTGTTTACGATATTCTTTAAATGAACCTTCTTGAATACCGTTTTCAATTGGCTCCATTTTAAACTCAACCTTGTTGTTGTCTGTATCTCCAGGAAGAGGAATGTATAGAGTTCTGTGAGACTGAGACTTAAGTCCTGTTTGAAGAAATCTAAACATCTTGTCTTCTGCATCAGCAGATAACTTAGCGCCCTTTACTGTAATAACATATCGTGGAACAGCCTTATTTTCAAAGTAATCAATGTTGTATTGAGATGCCAACTGGTCTCCAATTAGCGAAGGCATTGCTGAAAGGATGTCAGGAATACCATAGAATGTATTTAGTGGAGAATATTGTTTTAGATGAATAATCTCGTTTGGTCTTCCGTCAGATGTAATCGGGTTGGCATTTCTAGCACCAAAGTTTCTAAAGTAAACCATCTTACTTCCAATAATCTGTACGAAACCATCTTTTAAACGACGAACACGGATAGTCGTAGCAGGAATGTGACCAAGATAGCCAATCTCTCCATTTACTTTACGACCAACTTCAAGAAATCCATTTCCAGTAGACTGTAAGTCCGTATAAACCTTTTCCATTGTAGTTGTAAAAGAATCATCGTCATTAAGATCTTCTAGCCAATCACGAAGCATAATCTTTGCTCGTTCAATTCTGTTTCTTGCTCTTTCTACTCTACCATCATCATCGCTCATTTCAAAACTGAGCATTGTGCGATCTGTAATATCAAATCGGTATCCAAGACCTACAACATTTTCTACCTTTGCATCGATAGCAGCATGATTAGCAAAGTTTGTATCATAGAAGTTTGCCAACTCATACATGTTGTATGGCGGGGTAATTACATCAAATAATCCATAGCCGTTTCTGTATACCGTGCCAGGATTTATTTGTTTTGATTTTGAGTCATCGCCAGAGGGTGTCGCACTAGCAGAGTCAAGATATGCTGGACTTTCTGATGCAACCTTTGTAATGCTTCTACTTGTTCTGCGTCTAAAGTTATTGTCAATACCATTCAAGCCTTTAAGTTCATCCCAAGATTTAGTAAAAGGATCCATATTTGCAAAAGGAGTTGGATCTTTAATTTGAGTATTTAAACTGGCTGATATGTAATCAAAATTCTCATTCATTGTCGTATGCGTCTCTTCCGTGTTTCTTTAAAGTTTGCTGTGCATCATAAACAGCACCAAGGTCATTAACATTTGGAATAAGTCCTTGCGCCATTCTATCTTTCATTTCTGAATACTGCTCTTCTGATACCCTGTTAAGTCCAGGGACAAATATGCATTCTCCGTCACCCTCATCGCCATAATACATGGCCGCCTTCTTAAGTTCTGATATCTTTGATATGTCTCCACGCATGGCTGGAACGTTTAATACGCTACCCTGGCCATCTGTAAACCACTTGCCATTAGATTTTTTATACACATAAAGACCCCAATCATAGTTTTTTTCTATGACTTTGCGCCTTACATTACCAACTTTTGGGATTTTTTCGCTATTCATATCCATAAGTATAGCAGATTATACTGGTGTACCGACCCTAATTGTCCAAACTGTATCGGTATAGACCTTTATTTTATCTGCATCTACGGTCAAGCCCTCTTCATCATCAAAAATAATCTTATTAGTTCCAATATATGTTTTATAAACATCGCTTGGGTTTACGCCATAAAGTTCTGAGGATCCAATAACAAGAACGCCTTGCCATGTTGAAGAATTAAGCCAGTACTCCCATTGGAAGTTGGTTGCACCATCTGTTATTACTTGCTGCCATGGTCTGGTAAGGGTACTCTGAACTTGTTGTAGATTATTAGCCTGATAGTATGCTATGTTGTTAAATACAAGTGGTCCGTTTAGATTAATACCGCCAAGATATAGATCAAAGTTTAATGCATTAGAAAATCCTATGCCCAAAACTCCCCATTCGTTTCTTGTTAAAACTGGCTCCCTAACAAGGGTACCATTCCAATAATACGATATGCCGTCATAAGATTCGCCTGTTTCTAAACTCAGGGCGTATATTCTTGCACGATCTCCAGTTTCGCTATCCGCAACAAAATAAAATTTAATAGTATCAGAACGATATTCTATTTCAAACAACTCTACTGGAGCTTCTGGAAACTGCCTTTCATCATATCTTAACCACATCTGTACTGCGCTGATACGATAATCATCGGCGGTATTTGGATTAATAGGAATAGCAAGTCCCCTGTTTACTAACGGATCATAGTCTCCACGAACCTGTATTCCAGAAGTTCTTGTCATGTAAAGATAAGGGGTGCTGCCTTTATAAATACTAAAAGGATTTTTTGCCTTGTAATCGTAATAAATTCCAGAACGTTTGTATGGAAATATATCTACACCAAATCTTGTTCCTACTGGATTAAATGAGTTATTATTAAATGATTGAGATGCCAATTCTAGCCTTCTAAGTCTAATAGGCTTCCTTAAGATTCCACGAATATTAAAGTCTAAATGATATACAACTGCTAGTTGATTGAAATCTATACTCTTTGATGGATAAATTAAAGTATTGTCAACAACCTCAAATTTTGTGCTTGGCCAATTTGTAAAATTGTCAATATCAATTATTGATCCTTCTCTTGCTGTTCTTGTTGTAAAGTCTCCCCTTGGCGCATTTGCTCCCAATTCCACATACTGGAAGGTAACAAAACTTCTGATTGAAGCATCCTCTGTATCATATTCGTAATATTTTTCTGTCCTACCTATCATTTGCTGATAGTTTTCCCAGCCAGTAAATAAGTAGTTGTCCAATTGACTATAAGTTCTTTGAACAGGATATTCATAATCATCTTTTAGTTGTTGATAGGTAAATGCACTTGTTGATGCCTGCTCTAACAATTCTGATGGTTTTGGATATCCAATATTAAACTGCAAAAAGTCTAAGTCGTAATAGGTTTCTCCTCTATCGTTTTCAACAAACTGTGCAAAATAAGAAAGTGGCAAATAGTCTTCCCAGTACCCAGCAACTCCAATATCTAAGAAATATGTGTCATAAGCCTCAGTTGGTAAAAGAGTATAACTTGCTGTAAAATCTATTAAATCTTGACCAGATGTTACAGCCGCAAAACCATTACTAAAATAACCATCTGCTTCGTCGGCATTTAAAGCAGTGCAAAAACCAAAAGAATACAAATTGCCCTCAAATGTATTTGCTGCGGTATTATCTCCTGCCACATACAATTCTAGTCCATTACGATTACCAAAAAATGATGCAACGTTACCGCCAAACCTAGAAACCAAATCTGGAATATTAATTCCAACTGCAAATATCTGATCTACCGATATTGTGTTATATGTATAAAGCGAAGTACTTGCCCCATTGTGAGTTAGGCTGTATATTAATTGATTATCATCTTGAACTACCTGGAAATAATTCCCATTAGTCTTGTTGTAAATCTTAAAAAGTGTTTGATTAATTGAGGTTACATCGTCGTGGCTAAATACTCCGTAAACTGCCTTGACTTCTTCATTTAAAACGTTAAAGTTGGGAAAGTTGTAATATGCATGAACAGAGTTCCAACTTGTCGTTGGTCTAAATGTTATAAATTTATTGCTTCCAGCCTGAATGTTTTGGTTATCATCATATAGGTCCTGTAAGACTTCTTCATCAATAAAAATGTTTGGAAGCTGATAGTTTGGAGTGCTGATATAGGTATCAGATGTAATTAAATTATCAAAAGATCCTTGATTCCAATTTGCAAAATCTGGATAGGTATAGTTTGCTGTATAGTCTGCAAAAGGATAGTCAATAAAAGCAGATGTTCCACCGTATGCAGAATTAATTCCCTCTGGAGAAAGAACTCCTTGCCCATAAACCCATCTTCGTTTTGCAACTGGCAGTGGGACCTGATAAGAATATATTGCAACACAGTCAATCTCTATTGGTGTAACATCTTCATATGCATAAAAACCAAGCCAGTCCTGCTCCTCATCTGAGTTATTTAGTATATCTGGCAAAATCATAGTGTCTGTTGATATGCTTAGGCTTATTACTTCTTCTCCATTTACCAATACCGTTGCATTATTACGAATAATACGAACATGAATTAGCATTGGCCTATACCACTCACCAACGAAATGAGATCCAAATTGATTTCCAATTACTAAAGTTAAAAATCCACTTTCTACATAAAGACCGTCTGAAGAAGCAATTGGACCAAATATTCTTTTAGGAGTTGTTGTACTAGAATTTATTCTTGCCCAAAACTCTACAGTATATTCCTTGTGTCTTCCCGCTTCGTTTAAAAATCCTTTTCCTGGAACAATCAAAGATGGTTCACTGGTTGCGCTGGGAGTTAAAACTGTTACACCAGAAGCACCAAACACCATCGGAATACTAGAATTTTTTGCAACTAAAGCACTATCATTAACTAAATAATATCCATGTTCAGAACCTAGTCCATAGGCCTCTGCCTCAACTCCTTCTGTTGTTGCTATAGCAATGTTTGCTGATGTTATTGATGCAGCAGAAATACCAAGGGACTGAGTATTAAAATTTTCTGACCATTGACCTAAACTTATTCCGTTTAGATAAAAAGAAGTGGTGGATGTTGATGCTCCACCAGAAAATGTTGCTTTTATAACTGCCCTCATTGTAGTGTTTTCATTGGGAGTTTCAAAAGTACCAGAAACAAAGCCCCAGGCATTGTTAAGGTTTGTATCAAAGGTATTTAGGTTTCTAACATTTTGAGCCGTTGTAGTATCTGTATATTCGTATCCTATTTCTACAGAATCTAAAACTGCAGTTGAGTCAAAGAAATATCCACCAACAGAAAATGTTGCATAATCAGAATTTAAATTTGAAAAATTAATGAGATCACTACTTACGCAAGTAACCTGAAAACTTGTATTTGCTGGAATAACAAAGTCTAATTTATTAACAACACTATCCGTAAAAGGTTCGGTAGATGGAGCATTAGCAACGCTTCTAGTTGCATTTGTAACAGTCCAACTAGTAAAACTTCGTTGAGCCTCTGTTATAAGACTGATGTAGTCAGCAGTGTCGTCTAATGCCCACAGGACCGTGGGGTGCTCTGAGAACACCTTTTCTGCATATAAATTTGACGGGTTGGACATATTGCTCCTTACCCTTTATTATAGCATTTACGCTATTTTAATCTCACAGACATCTGTGGTACAGTAACTTTCTCCAATAGCCTCAAGATTGTCAACACCGTCATAGATAGCAGACCAATTAATCTTCTTAATCTTGCCAACATATGAATCATATTCTTCTTTTGTGATTTGGCTATATGGCTGCTGTGGATATGTCTTGTTGCCCATAGGTAAAAATGATACAGCCTTTAACTGTCCCTCATACATGTGTAGAGCATGAGCGACATGCTTTGTTTCTGTTTCTTTATCAAATGACAAAGTTACAGACACTCCATTATCAGACCAATATTTTTGGGTGGTAGCAGCAAGGCCAATCTTTTCAAATAATGTAACATCTTTTTCAGACCTTGCATGTCCTGAATGAACTGGGAAATATACTACAGTTGTATTTGCAGATACTAGATCTGGTTCTGTTTTATACCCCGCTGCTTTGAATAAATGAATCATTGGATCTGTATTTCCAAAACGAATTGCACGAAGGAAATACTTTCCTCCTGGACCCCAGTGAACACCAGGGGTAGCACCTGAAAGCAAAGATACGGATCCCGATGGTTTAACTGTGGTCACACGAACAGATTCACGAACACATAGCCATTCAGAATATGCATGATCGTATTTACGAATTGTTTTGTATCCCTCATCCATCCATTCACGAACTGTTGGCAAACCATTTTCATCAGAGAAAGATGCAATGCCAGTTAAAGAGGTTCCAATACGACGGTTTCTTTGCATAATGCCATTAGTAATCTGCCAATGTGTAGGAACAAGAGTAACGGTTTTGCCATAAAGGTATGCAAACTTTAATGTACGTAGAAAATCTTCTTTGTCTTTGTGACGATTTAAATGCACCTCTACAAGTGTGCAGAGTTCATATGACTCTAATGGCTGCTCAGCACAAGGATTGAATCCCATAACACGATAGTCTTTTCCATCTGCAGGATCTGCAAGACGACCATAATTGCGAGCAACATCAAGCCAGATAAATCCTGGCTCTCCGTTGTCAGCAATTAAATCTACGTACTCTTCGTATTTAGTTCCAACTTCTGCTGCGATAGAGTTATTGCTCATCCATGCCCACCCTGGATTTTCTGGATCAAAAGAATTACGCTCTGGAAATTCTTCTGCATTTTTTAAATTAATAAAACTATTATCTGCTGGAGCACCAAGTGCGAGGGTAGCAGAACGACGAACATTTCCAGCAACTACACAAGTTCCAATAAGATTAACAATGTCTACAATTGCACGAGAATCTAAAATATCTCCTGCTCTATCTCCAATAACCTTGCGAATAGTTTCATGTAATTTTATCAAAGGCTCTGGTCCTGAAGCGGTACCGCCAAATCCTTTAATCGGAGCACCCAAAGGCCTGATCTTGGAGTAATCAAAAACCACTTTTGCCTGGTTTGCTTTAAGATAGGAATTAAGTAGAAGCCTTACTGACTCTACCCAGCCTTCACGAGTATCTGGTATTTCATATGTTATTTCTTCTGATAGGGTTTTGTATATTTCCATACCCTTTTCTTGTCCAAGGGTATCAAAACCAACTCCTACCCCTAGCATCAGAGCATCCATAACCCAGCCAAAAAGGGCTCCAGGGTCGTTTCTATCAATGTCCCTAGTAGAAACCATAGCGCAGTTCTGCAGGGCCGCAGAATTGCGTCTCTCCATTGTCATGGGGGTACCAAAAGCCCATAGCCCACGTCCAGGTGGAGTCCATTTTAAATTAAACATTCTGTCATATGCTTCTTGGGCTGATTTCTGTGCTTTATTGTCATTCCAAGGTAAACGATTTTCTTTTGCGTGGTTTTTTTGAACAGAGTACATTCCTTCAATTACCCGCTTACAAACCTCATGCCAGCGTTCTTTTGTGCCATCGTCTTTGATTCTTGAATAGGTGCGAATAAAAGTTATCTCACCAAGAGAGTTATTACCTGCATCGGCAAATCCAAAGGGAGGCTCAATAGACTTATATTTGGCTACAAACTCTTCCAATAAACGAAAAGAAAATACATCTGACATTTGTTTTAATACCTTTCCACAAGAAATAATATGAGAACTTTACAAATCGCAAAGTAGTGTTTAGTATACCACAAAGTTTATATAAAGAAAAGTTATAATTTACAGTGTTTTTATAAACAGTTAGTCTTAAGTAAAGGTTAAGTACTTTTAGTTTTGCAAAGTAGTCTAACTAATTGTTAGACCAGACTTGCCGTTCTTAACTTCTCCCCATGTAAGACCAGGAAGAGCAGCAGAAATATTTGTGCCATTAACTTTATAAGACTTGCCAGAGGCTAGGCTGACATGCTCAGATGAACTCCAAGAATCATTTGAGTCTGACCAAGTAAAGGTTTTATCTGATGCACCTTTTAGAGTTATACCGCCACCATCTGCTGCAACATCAGAAGTGTTTCCATCTGCAAGAACAATATTTTTATCATCTACTGATAGAGTTGTTGAGTTGATAGTTGTAGTTGTTCCATTTACTGTTAGATCTCCCGTTACAACAAGGTGTTTATTTACTGTAACAGTGCTAGTGGCAGATCCAAGAGAAATGACATCTGCTGCTCCACCAAAGTTAATCGTAGTAGCGACAGTATTCAAAAGATTAAATGATGTGCTTGCTGTAGTAATTTGAGTATTAACTACTGGGCTTGTCAGGGTCTTATTTGCAAAAGTTTCTGTGCCAGATAGTGTAGCAAAATCAGCATCTGTTAACGCTGTATTAAAGTCTGATATTGAGCCAGATACTGTATTTGATCCAAGAGCAATTGTTTTGGTTGTTAGTGTCTGAGAATCTGAGGTTCCAACGATTGCACCAGAAACACCATGTGTAGTGGTTAACGCTGCATGGCTAGACACTGAGTTTCCTACAAATGAGGTACTGGCTAGATTTTGTATTGCTGTTGCTACAGAAGATGTAGTAGCAAGTAGCGAGGTGTCGGTAATTCCATGTACATTTGTAGTTGTTGCATTATGGCTAGAAACTGAATTTGTTACATATGAAGTAGTTGCAAATGCTGCTATAGCATTTCCGACATATGAAGTTGTCGCAAGGGCTGCTGTATCTGCAATACCATGAACACTGGTAGTTGTAGCATTATGACTGGATACAGAGTTAGTTACGTATGATGTTGTTGCTAAAGCAGCCGTATCTGATATGCCGTGCACATTTGTAGTAGTTGCATTATGGCTTGAAACTGAATTTCCTACAAAAGAAGTACTTGCTAAATTTTGTATGGCTGTTCCGACATATGATGTAGTTGCAAGAGCGCCTGTATCTGTTATGCCATGTACACTTGTTGTTGTAGCGTTATGACTTGAAACTGAGCTTGATACATAAGATGTTGTAGCAAATGATGAAAGGTCTGTTGTGAGTGCTACAGTTCCAGTAGCATCTGGAAGTGTAATAGTTCTGTCTGCAGTAGGATCTGTTATTGTTAAAGTAGTTTCGTGATCATTAGCGGTACCCTCAAAAATAAATGAATTAACAACATTGATGGTAGTAGAATCAATGGTTGTAGTTGTTCCACTTACTGTTAGATTTCCTCCAATAGTTACATTTCCGCTATTATCGGCTAAAACTACCGTACCAGATGTATTAGGCAAAGTAATAGTGCGATCAGCAGTTGGATCTGTTGCAGTTAAAGTTGTTTCAAAATTATTTGCTGTTGAACCTTCAAAAATAATACTTGCATTAGGAATAAGCAAATTTCTGTTGCTATCGAGTTCTGCAACGCCACTGGTTGATCCTTTTTCAGCAAGTTCAATGTAATCTCCAAGGCTGGTTCCAAGGCTTCCATCTGTAACTAAATAGTCTAGGCCACTCCAAGATGTTGTTCCATTACCAATTTTAATTTGTCCAGAGGTTGTGTCAAAACCAAACTCTCCTTGTGCAAGAACTGGGTCTGTGGAGTTCCAAGATGTGGCAGCGCCACGACGCATTTGAATTCTTACTGCCATTTTATAGCCTCCGTAATCAATCTTATTATACCAAAGTTTGTCATGCTACAGCACCGCCATCAATTACAAAAGCAAACGATGTTGTTGCTGGTGTTCCTCCATCAAGAGATGTTCCAAGCCATGGACCAGCCACTCCATCTCCAGCATATTGGTAAATATCATCAACAAATCCTCCACCGCCAATAGATGTGTCATGTGTATGCTCTTGAACAGTTGCGGTATCATCAAAGTTTGCAAGGGCATACCATTCAGAATTGTAGTAATAATAAACACGATTTGTTTCTGTATATAAAAATAAATTTCCATTACTTGGCGAAACTGGAAATGTTGACCCTACTGTTAATGCGTTGCCTGTGAAGGCTGTTGTTTGAACTGAATTATCTGGGAAGGTAACTCCAGTGGCAACCTTAAGTCCTGTCTTGACGACAAAATCTTTATTAGTTGTTGCCACTGAAGTTCACTTATCCCTTCGTGGTCACATTACGCTTCAATAAGCGTCTTGTGTACCTTTACTGCTGTTTCATCGGCTGCTGCTGTAACTAGCAAACGAACGTTGCCTGCGTTATAGTCAGCGTCGGTAGTTCCAAGAGAAACGTTGCTAATAACATCAGCATATTCTGTAATATAAACGTTGTTATTTCCATCAACATTTACAAGAACTTCAAGAGTCTGAATATCATTGCCTTTTTTCATTTGAACAAGATACTTAGCGCTTCTGTATGTTGTTGCAGACCATGAATCTACAACGGAAGCAGATGTTCCAGCGGTTGCAACTGCAGAACCAATAAGGGCTTCTGCAAGAGTTACAGAACCTGCTGTAACTGATCCAGATCCTACTGAGAGTGCTGCGAATGTTGGGCTTGCTGTACTTGCAATGTCCTGTGGTAGAGACAGAGTTACAGCACCAGTTGAAGCAGAAACAATAACCTGTGAGGTAGTTCCTGTTAAACCTGTAACACCTACGTTTGTAATTGTTAAACTGTCTGCTCCTGCGTTAACTACAGCGGTTATACCAGTTCCAGCACTGAATGTGAATGTGTCAGATGATGAATCTGGTTCTGCGTTATTTGAACCATCTGTGAATGTTGAGAAGGTATTAAATGTTGCATCTCCAACCAAAGCAATTGCCTTGGAGGTAGTAGAATCATTTACTGTCCATTTATCGGTTGTCTCATTCCAGAATAAAGATGCATTTGCTGATGAGCCACGCTCAACTTCAATACCTGCGTTTGTTGATGGAGCACTTGTAACGTTGCTATTTAGAAGAATTATATTATCTTCTACTGCAAGAGTTTCTGTATTAAGAACAGTAGAGGTTCCATTTACAGTTAGATCGCCAGTTACTGTTAAATTCCCGCCAACTGTCACATTGTCTGGAAGACCAATTGTGACTGATCCA